GGCAAGCGTTCGTTAGAAAAAAAAATTTTGTCGTTTGTTTTCGCCATTTCGTTTTTGTTGCGTGGCAAACGCGTGTTCGTGCGTGTTTGTTGTGTGCGTTGGCGTGTGTTTGTATTTCGTCGTTTTCGTGCTTGGTGTTCGGCACCGCGTCGAGAGTTGCACGGTTTACATGCCGGGACTAATTCGGTATCGTCCCCCACCATGTCGTAGGGCACTAGGTGGTCTGCCTCCGTGGCCGGTCGTACCTTGCACCACACACACATGGGTTTATCGCGTAGTAGTGCCGCTCGACGTGCGCGGTATTTCGGGTTTGCGGTTCGTTTAGGCATAGGGCCTAACGCCCTCGCTACGCTCGGTTGTTCTAGCGCGGCGCGTTCGCGCCTTGCTTACGGTTTGCATGATCTGGCCCGGTGGACGGGTTCGTGTCGCTCGTTGTGTTTTCATTTGTTTGTTTTACCTAGGTTAGTTGTTATGGCTACTAGGGCATAGTGCCCCCGGGCACCTACCCGTCCGTTGGTTATGCACGGTTCACACACGCCACACACCGTTTAATGTGCATGGTCTTTACCCGCCTGTCTAACGGGCTAACTACGGCCGGTTAGGCCGCGTGGATTTGCACCAACACCCGCTAGACACGTGCGGGACGTAACCGTGCGACGGTTCTACTGAAATTGTTAGAACGGTTCCTCTCGTTCCATGCTCTTACTTGCAACCTCTTTAAGTAGTTCCTCAATTACTTTTGAGGCCTCGAATTTGGTGAGTGCATTAACGCTCTCAATTTCCTTGCCTAATGCGTCGCAACAAAATAGCCGTAGGGCCTCATCATCTGCCAAATTGGCCTTGGTTGCTTGGATTTTGAGCATTTTTAGTTGTGGTGCGGTCACCGGGCCATTGCTCGCCATGGCCTTGCGTTTGTTTTGCTCTTTTTCCACAATCCGACGCATAGCCAAATCGTTTTCCTGTTGCGGTGTCGTTGGGAACGGATCCTCGACGTTAGCGAACTCTTGGCGGTGTTTTATTTCGTCATGGGACGCTATTGATTTGTCTATGCCGTAACCCATGTAGCCCAATGCACGGCCTAGCGCGCTCGTAAATCCCACCATGCGTTCCGCGTTGCGTGTGTATGGTGTGCGACCCGGTACTTGTTCGGCGGCCGACGCAATCACGGGCACCGCGTCGCGCTCATCACGCCACACCGTAACAACGCAAATCAAAAACAATTGCTCGCCTACTTGTTCGAGAGTGCATGACGTCTCTTGGATCCGTAGTTGTGGCCAATCTTTTAACGCCAACCGCAACCGGGTGGGAACGTCCACGTAGCCGTTTAACTCAAATGCCATTGCTAACCGTCGCTTTCTTGTTGAGTGTGGGCAATGTACCTAGTGGGTGTAATTCGGTTTGTGGCGTGTAGTACGCCGCGGTTTTGTACCAATCACTAGGCCGTTGCCGTTCGTGCACCAACGTGTCCGCGTAATATGCCCACCCGGCCAACGTTACGTGATAGTTCGAGTAGTCCACGCGGTCCACAATGCCCAACACGTAAATGGCGGATTTGTCGTAATCGCGTGTAATCAAACACCCATTGGCTAGATCGGTTCCGCGGACCTCGTAGCCGGCTACGTCATACGCCCCGGCTAATTTCGCGTCGGCCTCCAATGCGTAGGGCACGTGCAAATAGCGGGCTAATGCCATTTCGGCGGCAAACCCGATCATGTCGCACCGTTTAATCCACGTTTCGCGTGTGTAACCCGGTTTGACGTATGACGTACTTTTTAATTCACCGTGTTCGTGGCGTTTTGTGTAGAAATAGTCCACGAACATGCGTAGTTCGCCTACGTCATCTGGCCCTAACTCAATTACGGCCTTAGTAACACCCACGTGTTACGGCCTCCAATCGTTGCAATTCGGCGGTTAGGTCCGTTATGCGTTGTTCCAAAATGCGGATACGCACCATTGCTAGGAACGTACACCGGGCCACCAATAGGTCGTGGGTGTTTTCGTGGAGTTCGTTTATTTTGGCGTACACCATTTGCCCGCCACCGTGACAATCTGCCATGAGTGCGCTCATGGCCGGTATGTGGTCCAATTCCACCAACCGCCGCTAGATCCGGGCACACCGGCCCAAATCAAAAACCCTATGGCTAGGTTTATTTCGGGTTTGAGTAGATCGTTGCACGTGATTGGGTAGCCGTTGGCGGCGGCCCACCCGGTTGGCCAATGCGTCGAGCGGGCCACCCACGTAGGGCAATGGATTTGTAACAACCCGTACGAATTGGCATTGTCCCCAACCGCAAACGGGTTGCACCCGCTTTCTAAACGCATGATTTGGGCTAATTGTGGGGCCTCGGTTGCCGGCCACCCATAGCCCAACGCGTACTCGGCCCACGCGCCACAATCCCCTATTTGGGGTTGGGGCACCGTGGTAGGGGTTGCGGGTTTTGACGCGTCTAGCGGCCTGTAAACGGTGTTTGCGGGCACCATGGTGGCGGTAGGTGCCGCGTCCGGCTGTGGATTTGGGAGTGGGCTAATCCATAGGGAAACGACGAACGCGGCACCCACGAAAATGCTACCTATGAGTCCGTTCACGCTACGCCACCGTCGCGGTTGGTTGGGTGTGTCCCCATGTGTTCGAGTCTGATTGGTTTGCCCCATGTATCCCACCTGTTTAAGCGTGTGGCCAATTGGGCTAGGGAAATAGTCCCGTTTGGCAATCTAAATATTTGGACCATGATTTGGCCGCCGGTTTCTAGTTCACCGGTTAGAACCTCGTAGAAAATGAGGTTAGGTTGTTGGTTTTCCGTTTGGTCTGGCACGTCGCTTGCCGCCTTTCGTAGTTGTCGGTTCTACCGTAGTGGGGACGTGTTCGGTGGTGGTGGATTTGCCGAACGCGGCGTGGAACGCGGCCCGCACTCGATCCGGGTTGTTGGCCATGCCTAGGGTTATCTCAATGTGGAACCAATCGCCGCCGGGTGCCCCGTGGATCGTGGGTTTTGCGTAACTAACCCATGCTTGGTGGTTGTGGGCCTTTACTAGGCCGGTGTCCACCCGGTCCACACGCCAACCGCGGCCGTGGTCGTTTGGGAAATAGTCCAATACGCATTGCACACCCAATAGTTCCCAATGGTCCAATACGGTGTTTAGCCACGTTAGGGCCTTTATGCGGGCATTGGGTACGCCTAGTTTGCGGGCCTCAATACGCCGGTAGGACAAATCCATAGCCACGCCACGTGCATGGTTACTGATTACGCCGCGTGTGGTGTCCGTGCCGGTGCCGCGTACGTTACGGAATACGTAGTGGCCGTTGTTCCATACCGCGCCACCGCTCGTTAGTTCCGCTTGCTTTACCCACTCGATTGTCCCGGCCAATGGTTCGGTTACAACCGGGTAGCCCAATACTTTGTATGCGGGCATTAGTTTTTGGGTTCGTCCTTTTTAGGGCTAACAAACGCCGCAATATGTGGATCCCCGATTTTGCTACTAATAAACGCAAGTACCGCCGAAATTAGCGGCATAGACATGGCCAACAATGCCGGGTCCGCGTTGTATTTCATACCCAAATAGGTGATAATGCCCAACACACCGCCTTTCAGTGTTTGGTCAATACCTTGCGCGGTGGAACCGTTCATGTTTCCTCATTTTGTGGATTTATGAAATTTTGTGTTTGTTCATCATAAACGAAACCAATGGCCGCATATTGTTTGCCGGGAACGTCCCAAAATGTTTCTACCCATGTACCGGAATAACGATTCGGATTTGCGGCCATAAATTCGGTTGTTACCACGTGCACGTCCAACACAATATTGTTTTGATCAATTTGCGCAAAATAAGTTAATTCATTGCTCATACTCTAAACCTCACCCAAACTTTGCCGGCCGCCCCGTTTCCGCCGGCCACGTCGAAATAACTACCGCCACCGCCTGAACCCGCTGTTGTTGCATTGTTACCAACGCCGCTAGTTTTACCCGCAACACCGCCGGTGCCCGCGGCACCGCCCGTAGTTTGTGCACCTCCGCCGCCACCGGCGGCGATATTGTCGGTACTTGCGCTAGTGCCCCATGTGGAAACGTCTATGCCGTTGCCACCCGATCCACCAACGCCGGACGTGGCATTGCCACCAACCGACGCGTAACCGCCTCCACCGCCGGCGCTGTTGCTAAACGCGCTAGTGCCACCGTCATTGCCGAACGTTTCATCTACTGATTGGCCAACCGGGGACAATGACGCATTGCCGTTGCCACCACCTGATCCGCCGTCACCGGCGGTTGGCGTTGCACCGGAATTGTTGCTACCCGATCCGCCGCCGCCCGCGCAAGCACTAATTACGTTGCCAATGTACGACGCCGCACCGGGGTTGCCAAAATTGTTACCACCCGCACCGCCCGCGCCAACGTCCACCGCATAAGTACCGGCGGCAAGATAAATGGTCGTAGTGCTTGCAAACCCTACTAGCGCACCGGCACCGCCGCCGCCGCCGGCCGTAGAACTTGTGCCTCCATTTCCGCCTCCACCACCGCCACCGCCACCTACTAGCAACACGTCAAACAGACCGGCGCGAGACACCACTAAATTGTCGTCCGTCGCAAACGTGAGTACGGTGTAATTTATCCCGCCAACGGTTCGCGACGCGCTCGAACCTCCGGTGGCAGATCCGTACCCTATGCCGCCACTAGGAAAAAAAGTAAAGACCGACGCCGACGTAGCAATAAGTGTGCCGCCTCCATATTGCGCCAATGCGAGAGATCCGGCCGTGTTAATTGTTACACCCGCACCGGCAGTAATCGTGCATGTACCGGCACCTAAATTAAAAATTTGGATTGTGTCCGCACTACTAAAAATGCTGTTGTTTACGGTAATTGTGGTTGCCCCGGCATTAGTCATTGTTACTCGGTAACCATTATCGGCGGCCGTTAAAACGTACGACGCGGTACGCGCATTAAATGGCAAATTTGTAATGTTGTTTAATTGCGACGCGGTTAAAACTTGCGACGCGACAAACGGAAATGGGGTAGTCATACGTGCCTAGCCTAACCCAACACGTTGGTGCTATCTAGCACACCATAGGTTGGATCGTCCAAAATAAGGTAATACACCACGGTGGTTTCGGCCGTGTAAAACGTCAATGTGTGGCCACCGTCCAACGCTATTTCGCCGTCTATGCCCTCCACCGATAGTTCGCTACTAATGGTGCCGTAATTTGGTACGGTTACGGTTATTTCGATTGTGTCCCCAATGTCGATCGTTGCCACAATGTCGCGTTGCGCCTCGGTAAGCATGGCCAAATTGGTGGTTAATGCGGTTAGCCGCGGCAATGGGTACGGTTCCAATAGGTAATTGGCGGCGGCCGCTATTTCGGTTGCGTCATGTAGCAACGATTGGGATACGTCGCGGGTTTGCACAAAATAGGTGGTTTGGCTCGCCAAATCTTGTTCGGTATCGCTAGTGCCGTTTAGCCCGGTGACTACGGACCGGTTTACTACTTGCCGTGCGTCAAATTGGATAGCAACGTTTCGGTATTTGTAGTTGGTGCCCTGATCGCTAAACAATGCCACCGGGCCGCTAAGCGTTGTGCCAACACGATTTTGGAACGTCAAAACGCCGTCCGCGGACATAAACAAACGCCCAAACTCGGCGGTGTTGTTTATTTGTTGCAAATACGCCAATACGTTGGTGCCGGCCGGGACGTTGTAGGCCGCGTCGTGCCCCAAATTAACGGTGCCGGTAGCAATGCTCGTTGTCCCGGTGTAATCTACCTCCGGTAACGCCAATACGGTGTTTATGCGTTGCCCGGACGTTTCCGCCGTTGGGTTTAATGCGTCCATAAACGTGTTGGATAGCAACCAAAAATCGTCCACGCATTTAACCGATACAAGGTTTTGGCGGTCTAGGTTGTATTCGTAGTCGTAACTCTCGACAACGCCATTAAATAGTTCGGTGTTTTCGCGTAACACTTTTACGCGCCGCATTGGTGCCAATCCGGGTTGGTCGCTCGCCGGGTCGTAATAGGGGCTAGAAACGTCGTAAGGGTTGAGTATGCCGCCGGCCAATGTGTCGTTGAGTGTAAATGACATGGTGCCCGCGCCGAATTGGTCAAATGGTTGTTGGCGGCCGCGCCGGTAGTTAATGCCCAATACGTAATTGGTTATGTCCGCAAACGTGATGTTTGGCCCCAACGTGTAGGTGGTGTTGTTTAGTACGCCTTTTTCGGGATCGTCCAACCGAAACGAATTACTATCCCAACCGGTGTCCAATAGCACCGTGTAATCGCCGGCCGACGCAACAACGCCGGGCATTTAGGCCACCCGTATGTCAATCACGCCACTACGCCGGTTGTATTGGCGTAGCGCGTTTACCAATTTGTCCGGCAATGTTGCGTCCGCCAACGTCGAATACACGTTTACGGTAATATTGCCGCCAATGTTGCCTCGGTTAAGCGGTACCACGGCCTCCGGGCCTTTTTCGCCAATCATGGCCAACGTAGGCGCGGTAACTATGCCGCCCTCCGCGAGCATTGGAATTTTGGGTACCGCAAATCCTTTACCGCCAAGGCCGGGCACCCATGACGGGATCGTAAACGTTAATTTGCCTACGGTGTTATTCCATAGTGACGCAATGCCGTTAAACAACGATTTGTAGAACCCCAACACACCGTTGAGTAGGCCGCTAATAAATTCCACGGTGCCGGTAACCCCGTTTTTAACGCCCTCGAATAGTGCTTGTACGCCCTCGCGGAATGTCTCGGATTTTTTGTAGGCCAACACAAACGCGGCTACCAATGCACCAATAGCGATAACAATTAACCCAAACGGCGTTAATGCCATAGCCGTGTTTAGGGCTAGTTGCGCTACTTTTACAATCACCAACGTTGCTTGGTAAACTTTCATTGCGGCGTTGGCGGCAAGTACCGCCGCGGCCACACCGCCGATAACACCGGCCACAATCAAAAACACTTTGGTGTTTTCTTGTGCCCAATTGGCCAACGGGATTAGCAAACCCAATAACGTTTCCACCGCCGGGATTAACGCCGCGCCGATACTCTCTTTTGCCTCCCCAAATTGGATCGAGAGGTTTTTCATTTTGCCCTCGGTGGTGAGCGCGGCCTCGGCGGCGGCACCTTGGTGGATATTTAGGCCGCGTAGCACGTCCTCGAACTCGGCCCCAACGCCTACGGTGGTGCGTAGTGCCGGGTCCAATTTGTAGAGTGCGGCCGTTTGGCCGTTGGCGGCCTTGGCCATTGCTTGGGTTACCGTTTCTAGGTCTTTGCCGGTGGCCGCGGCTACGTCTTGGCTAATCGTTAGCAATTCTTGGGCATACGTCGCGGAACCGGTGGCGTTTACCAACGTGGCCAACGCGGGCCGTAAATCGTCATCTGTAACGGCCGTTAGCCGCGATTGAGCACTAATAAATTCCTCAACGCTTGCTATTTCCTCGTCGGTTGCCATACCGGTGCGACGTAGCACACCCGCCAATTTGTCTTGCGCGGCCGCGTCCTCAATAGCGGCCTTGGTGGCAGATCCAAGGCCAACGGCCAATGCACCCAACGCGGCGGTGGCCGGTACCGCGGCCTTTTTTAACGCAAATTGGGCCTTTTCGCCGGTGGTTTCTAGTTGCTTAAATTCGGCAATGGCCTTTTTAATCCCGGTGCCGTCAAACTCGGAAACGATAGGTAATGAAACGGCCATGGCTAACCACCAACGCTAGTTGGTTTGGACAGATCACTATTTGCTAGTCGCATTACCTCGTCCACCAATTTTTGCATTTGGTTGTCTATCTCGTTTTGGTTGCGTTCGTAACTCGGCCATACGGTGCGCGACGCGGAACCATAACGGCCTTGCAAAACCGCTAACAAGTGTGGGCCGCCTACCGCGCCTACCATGCGGCCGTGTGATCCCATACGGCTAAACACGTCCTTGTTGCCGCTCGATTTACGGCCGGCCATATCAAACACCGTGTTGGCAAACCCGCGCCACACCACGCCAAACGTGCCTACGTTTTCCTTGTTGCCGCGGAACTCCTTAACTCGGCGCGTGTTTATCTTGGGTTTTAGGGCCTTGGTTGCGGCCGTGCCGTTCCAACCACCGGGTGGCAAGATTTGTAGGCCGCTACGCGTTTTCCACCCGGTGCGATCCATACCCGTAACCGGGGCAATTTGCGGGATTGCTTGGTGCGCTGTCTTTATCATGGGTTCCACGATTTGCGCGTAATCCTTGGTTATTTGGCGGCGTAACGTTGGCGCGATTTTGTTTAGATCTTTTAGGGCCTGTTTTACGCCCACTACGCCCACGTCCAAATCAACGGCCACGGCTAGCACGTTCCATTTGGCGGTTTTGGTCGTTAATCACACTTACCACGGTAGCCATGTCGTATTCGTCAAACTCGACGTTTGGCGGCCACCACCCGGTTGCCACCAAAATTTCGGCTAATCGGCGGCGGTAGCCGCCTCCGTAGGGTTTACCGGCCCGCTATCCACCGGTGTAGGTGGTCCGTCCAATGCGGCCTCATAATCGGCCAACGACAAATTGGCAAACTCGTTTTTGGTGCGTTGCAACGCATACCACGTAAGCACCACCATGTCCACGGCTCGTAGATCCGTGGTGAGTTGTTGCATGGATCGTTTGGTGTGACGTTCCCAATTGAGTACGTCAATAAACCGCGTTTCTACCTCGGTGGTGGTGCCCTTAATAGGGATTTGCCATTTAATAATCACGTCGCTAGCCAATCACCTAGGTGTTATGACGTAGCCGCGGCGTACGTGCCGCCGGTAAACGTCAATTGGACCTCGCCCAATTCGCCAAGGTTTGCGGCCAACACGTCCATGGCCTCCAAATAGGTGTTCGTTAGCGAAAACTTGGGGTTGGTTGCGCTTACGGTGGTTCCGTCCACCGGTGTGCACTCAACGTAACACTGAGTACCTACCAATGGCGCGAGCGTTGCGTACACCTCGCTTGTTTCGTAACTCTGATTAAACGTAACCACAAATTGGTTACTGTTCATGCCGGCCTGATAGAACCGATCGCGGCTCGCCATGCTCGAACTCTCCAATGCGTCCGCTTGGCGGGTGAGTACCGCGCTCTTGGCGAACTCGGACAGATCTACGGACGAACCCGACGCGGCACCAATTTTTACCTCGGGTGCGCTGTAATAGACGGTTTGCGGCATTGCCATGGTTTAGTCCTCACTTTTCGTTGTTACTTTTTTAGCACGTTTCGGCCCGGTTTGCACGTCACCATTGGGGACGATTGCCCCAATTTCCAACAAGTAGTAAAAATCCTTAATGCCGATTTCGGTTGCCGGTATCAAATCGCCCGGTTGGTAGTCCGCAAATGCGTGGGTTACTCGATACGTACTCATGGGCCAATCTTAGCCCCTATGGTGAGTTCGTAACTCGCGTATTCTTGGGTGCCAATCGTGGTTACGGTTGGCCGCACGTCCGTAAGGCCGATTTGTGCGCGGCGTACTAGGTCCGCTAATTCCAACAATTTGGATAGGCATTTGTAATCGCCGGGACCGGTGCCAATGATCTTTACCGAAAACGTCATATCAAAAACAAGGTTGCTATTCATGCGTATTACGGGTGCGTCCACCAACGCGCACGGTGGGTTTAGGTTGCGTGGATCATCAAACACTTTTAGCCCGGTAATGGCCTGTAACCGGTCCACTACGTTGTCATAGCCCAATAGAAACGCGTTTGTAGTGGCGGCCATTACGCCACCGCCGGACGATTAACCCCTAATAGCCGCATAATTTGGCCCATACTGCCGCCGGTAGGTGTGCCGGTGGCGAGCGGGTCAAACGACGCGTATTGGTCAATAGATCCGCGTTCGCGGTACAACGCGCCCGCGTACATGATCGTGCCTAGGCGTACGTCTTGGCTAGGCACCGTGGATAGTGACGCGTCAAAATAGCCGGCCTCTTGGCGTTTGCGGTAGGCGTACGCGTTGGCGGCGGCCACGCAAATGGTTAGTAGGTCATCATCACTCGACGGGGAGGTAACGGTGAAACCTAACCAATCCTCAACGTCTGCCTTGGTAATCCACGTGCATGTAAGCGTGTAGGTAATGGTGCCGGTTGCCGTGGTGCGCTCAATGTCGTTGGCCGTAATTGCGAACAACACTTGGTTAGGTAATAGCACCGCCGGGTTAAATATCAAATCTCCGGCGGTGTTTACACCCGTAAATTCGTATTGCGGCAGATCTACGGCTACGTATGTTCCGTTAAATCCCGACAAACCGCTAATGGTAAACGATTGGCCGGTAACAATCTCATTTGCGGTAAGCGTTGCTACTACGCCATAGTTAGACGTAATTTGTTTGCTTACAATTGTGTACGTAGCCACGCGGCTACCAACCTTTTGTTAGGAAACCACAATGTATTTAATCATGTCCGCGTCGGCCGCGAACGTTGCGAAATACCCGTAGTACGTGAAATTGCGGCCCAACAATTCGGGATCTTCCTTGGTCATAATGCCACGGACATTTTCGTAGCACTCGAACCCCTCGGCGCGAACTACCAACAATGTGCCGGCGGCAAAATTGTTATCCACGACCAATTGCAATCCCATGACGTTGGTACCAAGGTACGACAACTCGCGGGCCGAACCAATGGTGTTGGTGCCAATGAGTGACGCGCCAGACGTGTAACCGAATACCGGTCGCTTGTCCGCGTCCAATTGCGCGCCCATTTTTTGCCACACGTCCGGGCTAGCGAACAAGTGTGTAGGCGTGTAGTTGGTGGCTACCTGAATGTCCTTGGCGGCCTCATACAAACCGCTAATAAGGCTCGTTGGATCGTTGGCGGTTACCGTCCATGTTGCACCGGACGCGCTAGCCGCGCTTACCAATGCGTCGGCCGCAATATCGTCCGTCTTGATCATGTATTCGCCGGCGAGATCGCGCAAAATTGCCTCCAACGCGGACGGATCGGTGAAATCCAAATCCTGTTGCGAAATGAACACGCCACCGGCAACCGTTTTGCGGGTCACGCTGTTGCTAGCAATGGTCATTTTTTGCGAGGTAACCGCTTGGCCTTCGGTCTGTTCGCCGGCGGCGGTGTGTTGCGTAATGGTTGGACGAATAAACGCCTTGCCGTTTCCGTTTGGCATTGAGCGGGTGCCCAATGCGGAAACAACCGGACGCACGAAATTGA